ATGAAAAAAACCGTACTTTCTCTCTTACTGCTGGCCTGTTCCGGCACGGCGCTGGCGGCACCGCAGGTGATCACCGTGAGCCGGTTTGAGGTGGGTAAAGATAAATGGGCGTTTAACCGGGAAGAGGTGATGCTCACCTGCCGTCCGGGTCATGCGCTGTATGCCATCAACCCGAGCACGCTGGTGCAATATCCTCTGAACGACGTTGCGCAGCAGCAGGTGGACAGCGGTAAGAGCAACGGCCAGCCGATCGCCATTATCCAGGTTGACGACCCGAAAAATCCGGGGCAGAAGATGAGCCTGGCACCCTTTATCGAGCGCGCAAATACGCTCTGCTAGTTTCCCGCTTCCAATAAAAAAAACCGCAGGCTTCTCTTCGGAAGCATTGCGGTTTTTGTGTTTAAGGACAGGCTAACGCTTTTTTTCAGGCCACTTTTGTTGTGGACTGGAAAACCTGGCGTCGTCATCTATTCTTAAAGTGCAAGGCGACTTAGCCTGCATTAATGCCAACTTTTAGCGCACGGCTCTCTCCCAAGAGCCATTTCCCTGGACCGAATACAGGAATCGTATTCGGTCTCTTTTTATGTCTTTGTTTTCTATAGGTTTTTTCGGCGTCCTCACGAAATCCCACGAAAATTACTCGAAATGTCCATATCCTGTTTAAACCATAACATACTCTGCACCGCGTGCGTCCAGGTATTTTTTTGTCATTGTTAAATTTTTGTGGCCCAGCAATCGCTGTGCAAAATCCTCGCCACGTTCCTTTTCATACAGTCTGCTCGCCAAGCTCCTGATCTCATGGTACGGAGGTGGGTTAGGTCCAAATTTTAAAGCAGTCGCATCACGAACGTCGGCAAACGCCTGAGTTAATCCATCAGGGGTAAGAGGCCCTGGCTTTCTGCCGCCGCGCCTGACTGGCGAGTACAGCATAAAATCTGAAGGATTATTCACCCTGCACCGCTCGATCACCTCTCCCAATATCAGCCCAACAGCTTCCAGTTTTAAATCGAGTGGGAGCGCCAGCTTGTGCCCGGTCTTTTCCTGAGTAACAAACAACCTGTCCTCTTTCACGTCACTAAACCGGAAAAGCGATATGTCCTCGCGGCGCTGCCCGGTCACCAGGGCAAGATCGCATGCATTGGGCAGCCATTCCGAATGTGTGTTAGCCGCTTCTCTGATGAACAGGAAATGCTCGAGCAGTAAACGCTCTCGTTTAACCTTCGGCGTCGGCGTTCGTGTCGGTTCCGCCGGGTTCCTTTCTATATGTCCCTCCACTATTGCCTCCCTGAATATGTCCAGGAGTACCGATCGCAAGCCAGCAGCCATGCTCTTCTTGTCGCAGAGGATGTATGACTCTAGGAAATTCGATATGTCCTTTGTGCTGACTGACGACAACGGCGTGCGGCCAAACTCATCATTAATAGTGGCGATCTGGTTTCGCCTGACCTTCATCGTATTCGGCTTTAACTCTCTTCGTTCCAGAATCACTTCGTAACGCTCAAGCCACGCCGACACCGTGAAAGTAGGCGCGTCTTTAATGCGGTCCAGAAGGGAGGACGGAAGGTAATTCTGGTCGATATAGTTGTTGGCTTCGATCGCCTGGGCGACGGCGTCTTTTCTGTCGATCCGGCCAAGAGAAATTTCCTGGCCGGTTGTCGGATTTCGCCAGCTATAAAGCCTGTCTCTTTTGCGATAGGTCAGGTTACGGGGCAGATTAGCGTCGTAACGAACTGGCCTTTTCGCCATGAGTCAGTCTCTCCAGTAAGGTGCCGCCAGCTGGCAGCTTCAAGTGTTTCGGTTTTTGCCGCAGGTTCTTTTTGCTCGGATCCACATAGGTGGCGTCTTGCTGAACCTTATATTCTTTTCCGTGCAGTTCGGGCGCAGGGTAAATGCGGCCCTCTCGTGCCCAGCGGCGCAGAGTGGAAAGGGAAGGCGGCTTTGAGTAAGTCAGGTCTGCCCATTCCAGTAAATTTAGAAGCTTGGCCATATAACCTCCTGCTTCCGACAACTCATTATAAAGTTGCCGGAAAAGTGTTTGTGATATTTCAATATCAGGCGATCTGCCCGGGTAAGGATCGCAGGCGGCGCATGCCGGTCATCGCAGTGGCCACGTAGCTCGCTTTCCGGTTCACCACCTCCACCCAGACCTTCACTCCTTCCACCCGTACCGTGTACGTCTCTTTCATCCGGCTGCGCCCGTAGTTTCCGTACCGCTCTTGATGGGCTGCCAGGGCGATTTCGCAGGCCTGACGCGCCAGCGGTGACTGTGTGCTGCGGTTAATCAGTCGCATGGTCATCTCCTTCGATACGCTTAAACTCGATCACCCAGACCCATGGGTTGGCCTGCCAACCGTCGTCGCCGTATATGGATTTCCACAACTCTTCCCACGCTTGAAATCCATAAGTGGCAGGACGGAAGTCATAAAGACCGCAACCAAATTCTTTGCAGATATCTCCCAGAGTAATGGTCTGCAAACGCTCGACGCGCACATCGGTAATCTCCAGCAGAATACGACTGGCTGCACGCGGCATATGGATGGATGGTGTCCAGCGCTTCACTTTGCATTTCGCCCCGTCGTCAGAATCTGCACGGAAAACTAGCCGCTCCCCACAATCGCCGAATGTTTCTCGCACCCAGATGCGATCACCAACCTCACCAAACGGGCACTGAATCCAAATATCTCCACCGTTTTCGCAATCCTCAGCCCAAGGCCATAGCGAGCCGTCGTCACGTTCAGCCATTTCCATAGCTGGCTGGCGCTTCCAATTGTAAGGACGCCGGGTCTGCGTCTTCCGGCCGTCCAAGATCGCTCGCACCATCTCACCGTTAAAAATCATTCCGCGCTCAGTCATTCCAGGCCTCCAGCTCGTTCTGAATCTCTTCGTCGATTTCGTCGTTGCAGGCCTCTTTATTGAGGTAACTCAGCGCTTCTTTCCGGTACTGCTCCCGGCGCTCGCTATACCAAGCGGCGAATTCTGGCGACCATCCCGCCTTGCCAGGGTGATCAAATTCCGCGTTACTCTCTGCCAGGCGCTCAACCATGCAATCAGCTGTTGTCAGCGCGCACTCGCGGATGTATGTGCGCAGATGGTGCTTGCGCCACCACGGACTCACCTTCGAATCGCAAAGGCCTTTGAACTCAACTTCCCAGCGGCGGATACAGCGTGCGTTTAGTGATTTGCTCATCTCGTTACCGGGAGGGCGAACCCTCCCGCCTCCCTTAGGCCACGTATTCCGGTTTCATATCTGCCAGGGTGATGCTGAACTTATCGTGCAGGTCATCGCCCAAGTGACGTTTTGCCGACGCCAGCACGCGTTCAGCTTCTTCGAAGCGCTCGGCACCATCCGGTTCGCCGGGCTGCGGCAGGGAGTTGATCGCTGCCTCGACCCTGTTATATGCATCCACCAGGTGATAACGCTTCACGGCCTTGTTTTTCAGCTCGGTGTACAGGGCCGAACCCAGCGTGTTCTTGGCAGTTTCGATATCGGCCCGAACTGCTTTGGCGTTATCTACGTCCTGCGCGGCCTCAATGCGATCCCTGAAATCATCGGCCATAGCATCGACGTTGGCGGCTGATTCCTGCGTGCTGTGCGAGGTTGTTACGCCGTCACCTTTGATATCGGCCAGGCTCACACGCTGTGCGGGGGTCGGGTTAATTTCCTTCTCAGTGCGCTGCTCGACTTCATCCGGGGTATACACGCCGAGGACGACTGCAGGGCAGTACAGGCGCGCCCAGTACTTGAGGGCCAGATATGCGATCTGCTGCTTAGGATTCGAAACCCACAGGGGAGAGTTACGCGTAATCACGCTGGACAGGAATACCGGTTCGCCCCAAGTGATCTCACTCTCACCGCGAATGACAGCCCCCACACGAACAGACAGGCCTTGCTCGTCAGCACTGGTCCAGCCGCGTACCATTTCTTTTTTGTCGTACGTACCGCCACCTTTCGCTGGCTTCTTAACGATCTCTTCGCGCATGCTGGCGCATTTCGACCAATCGCCCTCGTACTCATAGTGGAAGCGGCCCACAATGGCGTTTGAACTGGAGATCACCGCGTTTACCAGCTGCGCCTCGTAGCCCAGCACGCCGTTGACCAGGTGCGTTTTCTGCGCCACCGCGTACGGGTTCATCCCCCACTGCATAGCCTGCATGATGATGGCCATGCAGTCGGCTGGGTTACCGCGAAGATGTTCAGGAACCGTTACGGCTGCCTGGGCCATTAAACCGGCAACGGCCTGCAGTTGGGTTAATGCCTGCACATTGAAGATGGCGTTGCTGGCAGAGATAGTGTTTGGAGCCTGCTGCTCCGCGGTTACGATATTCATTTTTTCCATCATCATTCCCCTTATGCCTGAGTACGCAGCGCTTCAAGGCGGCGCAGGTCGAAGTCGTTCAGTTCGTCGGTGTAATCTTCGGTAATCGGCGCTGGCCACACGCCAGTGTCGAAAGCGTTAGCGATGCGATTCATGGTCTGGCGATACTCGAGCATGCCCAGCTCAATCAGTTCTTCGCTGGCCTCGACGATGGCGATCCAGTGATAACCCTCGTCTTTGTTAACGAAAATCCAGAAGAACTGATCCAGCGCTGCGGTGTTCATGTACATTGCCGCGCTGAGGTGATAATCGCGGTCGATGATTTCACGGTGCAGTCGAGAGCGCAGGCCGGACTGCTTCACGTTCCACATGCTGATGGTTTTCAGGTCGGCACCTATGCGCACCGCCTCGATGTCGATCTCCAGATCAGGGCGTACGCGGATTTCCAGCCCGGTCTCTTCGTCGATACCGAAATAGCTCGTCTCAACAGCGCGATCAGGGTGCAGCAGCAGCTTGCCGGCAGTCGGGTGATCGTGAAGTGCTTTCTGAATGGCCAGCGCCGTTTGCATCTGCTGCTGAGTAACCAGAATCTTGTCGTCCGGGTTCTCGCGCCACGCATCCAGAAGTTCGTCAGCAAAAACCGCATCCGGCTTAACGGACTTCACTACCTGGATCATCTCCGCTTTCGTGCCGGACACTTTCAGCGGTGCAGGTTTCTGCGCTTCCTGTGCCACCAGGTCAGGGTTGACGATCGCCAGCTGCTCGAGGAGCGCATCACGGCTACCGCTGGTTTTCACCGGCGCGGGCAGTGTGGCGTTGTACTCTTTGATGCAGGCTTTCATGGCCGTGGCGGTATGTTTCGTGCCGTTCTCAATACGCTGATATACCTCTGGCAACTGCTCATAAGCGGCGTAGGTTTCATCAACTGATGCACCCAGCGGCAACTGAGCGGGCAGGGTTGCGTTGTACTCGTCCAGCAGCTCCTTGATGTCGTCGGCACTCAGTTGCGCTGGCAGGCTGGCGTTATGCGCATCGATAAAGGTGCGCAGGGTCGCCGCGGTGGTGAATGCCCCTTCCGGGATCACCGGCTCCACGCTGAACTCCTCATCGAGGTTTTCCGGCTGCAGCGCCAACGCATGCACCAGGTTACCCATATCCAGCACTTTGGAGCCTTCGCGCGGGATGGTCTTGGCGACGTGGCGCGCGTTGAAGTACATCAGGCTGACTCGGGCATCTTTCACCTGGGTGCTGCTGATCCCGTTCGCTGCGTGGTAGACGTTATTCGGCAGACCTTCATAGCGGCCCGGTTCGAAGTACGCCGGGTATTCCGGTGCGCTGGTGGTTTCCTCCGGCGCTTCGGTGGTAACTTCCGGCTGCGTGGCGTTCGCCAGCTCTGGCGCGGCGGCGGCCAGAACTTCTGCCGGGTTCAGGGCATCTGCTTGCGGATCAACTGCATCAGCGCTTTCGCCTGGTGGTAACGCGTCACCAGCTTCTCCTTCCTGCGGGTTAGTCTCTTCCATCTGCACATCGCTGGTGATCTCCGTTACTGTTTCCGTTTTTTCGACTGCGTTTGAGGGGGTATTGATGACCGGGTCAGTATTTCCACTCATCAGGCCTTCGATAGAGAACACGCCGCCGCCGAGGTTCGCGACCTGCGGCTGGCTGGCGACGGCCAGGTCTTCTTTAACCCATTTCGGATCTGCTGGGTCGCTGATGCCTTCAACGAATTCCCCGCGGGCTGCAGCCAATTCGTCATCTACTTCCTGGCGGGTTGGCTCATCCACTTTCGTCTGGCGGCTTGCGCGAGGATCTTCATCCCACTCTGGATAGCCCTTCGAACGCTCGCCATTTTCATAGATTCCGTTCGCGGTGAACCATTCACGAACCTGCTTACGCAGTTCGACCGTGGTTAACTCATCACTCCAGGGGATCGCACGGGCAATACCAAAAATACTGTCAGCGTTGTAATCGGTAATGTCAGAGGTTTTTCCGAGCACCTTGAGCGCTCTGGAGTGGGCCTCATCTTTTTTGTCAGCCAGCTCTTTAGCCGCCATGAGCTGAGCACGGTTAATTTTCCCGGGTACGGCATCCGGGTACAGCTGTGCAATTGCGATCTCGATGCTCAGGTTAGCCATGTTCTGCGGCACCGCGCGCTTATAGGGTTCGGCAGGTTGTGGCTCTTCGGATTTCTGGTCTTGTGGAACACCAACACCATCAATGCGGCTGCGGGGAGCCCATTCACTGGTCAGGATTTCGTGGTCACTGGCCTCAGTAGACACCCAGATTCTGGTGAAGCGGAGGACCAGAGCCAGTTCATGGCGTTTATCCATGCTGAATACTTTTCGGATCGCGTCGGTATAGCTCCACAGAGCCTTGGTGTCGAAATCCTTCAACTCTGGGCAGCTTTCAGCAGCAAGCAAAAGGGTCTGGATATAGCTATTGGCGGTATCACTCTCCAGCGCATGCAGTTCCGCATGTTCACCGCGGGTGACATGATGGCGCAGTTCATCCACCGTCAGTTGAGCCAGCAGTTGCTGACGGAACGGCAGTTTGCATACTGCGTAACGAGTATACTCATCGCCGTTTTTGAGTACCCGCAGGCCGTTCTCATACCAGTAAGGCTCATCCCTGGCCGGGAGCTTTCCACTCTTCCAGTCTTCAACCAGCTGATTGCGTTCACCAGCTTCTGCCTTAATCCAGCCCGACATGAAGGCGGCCACCAGTTCAGGGTCGTGTTCTTTGTCCTGCGGGAAAACTTCTTTGACGGCCTGCACCAGCTTCCACTCAGCATGCAGGCTGAGATCGCTAATATCAGCAACGTCATTTTTGGCCTTCAGGAGACACTGGAAGTAAACATTCCCCTCATCGCTCGCCAGTTCGTTGGCGACGATGTGCTGCTCCTGGCTGATTTCCGAAAGGTATTTGTCACCCAACAGATGAACGGCGAAGCGAACCGCCGGGGTGCGATTTTCAAGCTGGGAGGTGCTGCCCACATCTGCGGTATCAGTGGCGGTTACCGCCGCGGCCGGCTGAATCTCATTGCTGGTGGCACTGTCCAGGGCGATTGTGGTTGCGCTCTGAGAGGCGGCTCCCGGGATCACGTTCCAGGTGCGCTGGTCTTCGGCCAGGGTGTAGCGCTCGCACCAGGTGTAATCAATCACGCCTTCTTCTGGCAGGTCGTCAGCAACAGGCATATCGGTACGGAGCGGCTTGGCGTAGTCCTTACCGCGGCCAGTTTCGATGCCTGCATCTTCCAGCGCGACATCCAGCTGCAACGCAGCTCGTGATTGGGTGTTGGCGGAGAGCCACACTACAGCGTCAGGCTTCCCTGACTTCTGAGTGGCCTTAACCAGGTAGAAAAATTCCATGTCAGATCCTCATTTTTGGATGTAAGATCCCCGGGCCAGAGATAGCGCCCATTGGGTGTGTTTTTGGTTTTGAGTAGTTTTCCGGTGTACTTTGGTCGGTGGCACCGGACGTAGACCCCGCCTTGCGCGGGTTTTACGTTAGGCTTCGTGGGCCATCTGGTCGTACGAAGCGCAACGCTTGGAACAATAATTGAGTTCTTCGCGCGCCAGCTGGGCACCGCGGATGAAGAGCAATACGTTTTTAACTTCTTTTCCTGACTCGATAGTTTTGCGGCAGTACGCGCATTTCTTCTCTTGCATGACTCCCTCCGTTAATGGCTCAGGCCATTCCCCACGCCGTTAAGAAAAACCTCGACCAGCAGATCAGTGGTGTAAGTACGCTCAATGCCGCGATGAAGATAGAGTTTGCCGCGCTTGTTGGCCGATGCCGTCCAGGTGCTGTCTTTGTGCTTTACGAGCATGCCGGGCAGAACTGCGCCGCGGTTGACCGTCTGGGTTCCATAGTGCTGATGAACCATGATGATTCCCTCTTGTTTGCCCTTGTCGCCAGGCTGGCGGAACATTTCTTTAACCTGACAACGCTGCGCGTGTTGTCGATGAAATGAAGATACAACCAAAAGTTCGATGTGTAAAGTGCAAATGGAACCAATAGTTCTATTTGAGGGCGAAAAAAAGACACCGATACGGTGCCTCATTGTAGAGCGGGTTTGAAAGGGTCTATTTCTTCAAATCATGAATGATGTCGTACACATCGTTTTTAAGAAGATCCATCTCTTCAACCACGCCTCTGGTGTGAATAATCAATCGCAGCTTTTCTGCTTCCGGCAATTGGTTGAAAAGTGAAAGCAACGTTTCTTCTCTTTCATCGAGCACTCGCGGCAATGCTGGTAGTTCTTCGCCGTTCTCGCCTTCCTCTCCCTGCTCCATGAAAAACCAATATTCAGGCCTGCCAGTTACCGCAGCCAGCCTTTTAAGACGCTCGCCACTCGCAGCTGACGCGCCATTGGCCCACTTTCTCACGGATGTGTGGGAAAGCATAACGCGCCGCGCAAGGTCCGCCATGCTCCAGCCGTTTTCCTCCATCACTTGATGGATTCTTTTAGCAAATACAGGGTGAGGAATTTTATTCATATTTTCATTTTACAACCAATGGTTTGATAGTTCATTAGAACTATTGGTTTGATTTTTATTGGAACCAAAAGTTTTAAGTGCTATTCTCCAATCACCTAAAGCAAACAGCCAGGACAGCAAATGGATAACCAAATTAAACAAAAAATCAGCAGCCACATGTCTCAGGTAGGTATTGGCGAGTGCTTCGGCATCTCATCTCAAGCCGTTGGCAAATGGTTGCGGAAAGGGAAAGTCCCACACGCTCGAATTTTGCCGTTGTGTCGAATCCTTAACTGGAAAGTTACGCCTCATGAGATCGACCCCAACGCTTATCCAAACCCCACAGACGGTTTACCAAAGTAGGAGCACTAATCATGCAAACACTTTCTTTTCAACAGAATAACAGAGCGACAGCAGAACGCCTGACATTCCAGTTTCAACAGAATGAGAGAAATAACCAAAAAAATGATCACCACGCCATTTGTTCAGCCGTTCGCGCCTGGGCAGCGGCAGAGGGGCGTGTTGCCGTAGCCCTGGCAATCAAAGAGGCGGTTGAAGATGCGGCCTTGGTAGGGATCGACACCAACTGCAATGCCGATGTATGGAATGTGAAGCTGTTTCGTTGGCTGGATAACAAGGAGAAGTCTTCAGCATACCGGGCGAACATCGAGCAGCTGGAGCCGGTAATCATTTCGATCCTGCCGCTTGAGTACCGAAGCCGCCTAACGCCACAAGATGATTTTATGACTCGTTATGCGGCGATGGAAAAGGAGGTCAGTGAGGCAAAGCGGGCGGTAATGCTGAATGCGCCGCAACATCAGATGGTGAAGGAAGTACGGGAGGGGATTGAACACCTGCTGGGCCTGCTGCCGGTCGAGGCGATGGCACAGGTTGTCAGCGGTCTGGCTGCCCTTACGCCCGGCTTATTGTGAGGTAGCAATGAAGAGCTTCTATACAGAAAAGGCGAAAGCCGCGGTGCGCGAACACCAACGGCTTTCTAGTGCAAAACCGGTAGGTAATTGCGGAGATAAGTATGTCAAATACCGCTGAAGTTATCAAATTCCCCGTTCCAAAGCAGGAACAACAGGAGAGCCGCATGGCTGATCTGGAAAATGGCTATCTCCGTTTAGCCAATCAGATCCAGGATGCCCTGTGTATCGTTGAGCTATCCGGGCGCGAGTTCCGGGTTCTGAATGCCATCGTTCGTCTGACCTATGGCTGGTCCAAAAAATCAGACAGGATTGCTAACAGTCTCATTGCCGACAAAACGACGCTGAAGGTAAAGCACGTTTCAGAAGCGGTGCTGAGCCTTGCCTATCGGAACATCATCATCCTGCGCCGTATTGGGCAAACCAGATACATAGGCATAAACACCCGCCTGGATAAGTGGGCTTACACCAAGCCTAATTGCATGAAGTGCCCAGCGGCTTTTCCTGCTGCTGAAGTTGTCACAAGGGTTATTACCATCCCTGAAATTGGGGATGGTGTTTTTAGCCCGTCAACCATCCCTGAAAACGGGGATAACCATCCCCAAAAACAGGGAAAGGGATCCCTGAAAACAGGGAACACCAAAGACATTCTTCCAAAGACAAATATAAATACAGATCTAACCCCCTCTAATCCCCCAAGGGGGAAGGGTAAGTTTGACCCGTTGAGTATCCCAGTTCCTGAATGGCTGGATGCGTCGTCCTGGAGGGAGTGGGTTGCCTATCGTCAGCAGTCTGGCAAGGCCATCAAAACTGAACTGACCGTCACCAAAGCGTTCCGTCTGCTGAAAGAGTGCCTGGACGAAGGTCACGATCCGGTAGCCGTGATCAACACCAGCATCGCAAACGGGTACCAGGGTCTGTTCAAACCAAAATTCGGTCTTAACAACCGCAAGGCGGCCCGGGACGTGAATCACATTTCCCAGCCAGACAAAAAAATTCCAACGGGCTTCAGGGGGTAACCATGAAAAACGCAATCGGCACCGGCAGCGCGCTTGAACGCCTGCGTAAGTTTATCCCGGCCAGCGTGCAGCCGAAATTCAACAGCGTTGCAGAGTGGCAGGCATGGCAGCAGGAAGAGGGCCGTAAACACTGCCAGCAAATCGAGAAGCAAAACCAGCGCGCCCGGTCTGAGAAGATTTTTGGACGTGCCGGAATACAGGCCCTTCACCGCAGCTGCTCGTTCGCGAACTACGAAGTATCAGGCCCGGAACAGCGTCAGGCCTACAGCATGGCGAAGAGCTACGCGCAAAACTTTGGCGGCGGCGGATTCGCAAGCTTCGTTTTCAGCGGCGCACCGGGTACCGGGAAGAATCATCTGGCGGCGGCGATCGGCAACCACCTGCTGGCAACCGGGCACTCCGTTCTGGTGGTGACCATCCCTGACCTGATGCTCCGTGTTCGAGAGTGCTACGACGGCGGGCAGTCTGAATCAGCGCTGCTTAACGACCTGTGTAACGTCGATCTCCTGGTGCTGGACGAAGTAGGCATCCAGCGCGGCTCCAGTGGTGAGAAGGTGATCATCAACCAGGTGATTGACCGTCGGCTCTCTTCGATGCGACCAGTCGGCATCCTGAGCAACCTGAATTACGACGAGCTGGTGGCCACACTCGGCGCGCGCGTCGTGGATCGTCTTCGGATGGACGGTGGTATCTGGGTTAATTTCGACTGGGCCAGTTATCGCGGGAAAGTGTCACACCTGCGGGCTGTGAAGTGAGAAGGGAGTGAGTATGCCAAGACCAAAAACTCAACGCGAGCGCACCCTGTTCATCGCCTGGATTATCGAGTTGGTGAAAAAGCATGGCCGCGCCACGACAAACGATGTCGTCGCCATTTTCGGCCTGCACCGCACCACGGCCGAGAAGTACATCCGGGCTGCCGTAGAGCAGGGGGAGCTTATCCGCCACGGGCGCTGCGGCGTCTTCCGCGACAAGCGGGCAGTTATCGACTTTGACATGGAACGTTACACGCACCGAGGAGCATCACATGAATGATTCTTTGAGCAACAAAGAGCTGGTGGCCGTTGGTCATCAGTTTGCGAAGGCGATGAGCAGCGACACGCCGATCATCGATATGGCGAAGATTGTTTCGCGCCTGGCCGAACGGCTGGACTGCACTACCCTGGCGCTGCGCGAGATGACGAAGCAGCGGGATGCGCTGGCGGCTGAGAATGCAGGTCTGAACAAGTTCATTGATGATGAATGTTACGTTTATGGACCCCATGACGTCGAGCCAGTTGACGCCGCTCATGAGAAGCCAAAAACCCCGGCCACCGACGCCTTCCTGGCTGAAGTGCGAGCCAGCACGTTGGAAGATCTGGCGAAGAAAAAACGCGACGAGAAGATGTCACTTCATCCAGATACTTTCGCTTTAGGTTCAGTGATAGCTGCGCTGGATATGCAGGCTAACGAACTTGAGGATCTAGCAACCCAAATTCGCCAAGAGGCAGCCCAATGAGCAAATCACTAAACGCACGCTGCATTCGCCGCTGGGAAGTTGAATTTAAAGGCCGTTGCGATTCGAAAGTAAGTCCATGGTGGCGTAAACATCATCTTCGCGATTTCATCCGTGGCATTGCGCTTACAACAGCTGACTGCATGGTAGACCGTCTGGCCTACAACAACGCCATGCATGATTTTTTTGCTGAAAATGGAGATGACACCGGCTGGTCTCCTGAGTTTTCGGTCTGGTACGACAAGCGCCGTCGAGAGCATTACCTGAAAGAAGCCCTGAGCTATCTCAATGAGGATGCCACCAACGACGAGATCGACGAAGAGATTCAGAACGAGCTGGAGGCCTGGAATGACTAAATTCACCAAAGAGCAGTTAAGTGCAAAGGCACGAGAGCAGATTGCATTCTGCCGCAACACGAAGATAACAGGCGAAGGCCGCGCCCACGTAAACCAATGTTCGGCGCTGTTTGAAATCGCACTGGCAGCGATGACGGCTGAGCCAGTTTACCAACTCATAAACTACGACTGGTACGACACAACCAAAGACGTTTATGAGAGTGTTGTTAGTGCAGGGGGCAGAGGCCGCATAGTCTACACCGCCCCGCCAGCGCCGGTAGTGCCGGACGAATGGAAGTTGCAAGACGCTATTGATTTTATTGAAAAGTATACCCCGGCGTCTGAAGAAGAAGCTGCGCTTTTCGCATGGAACGCCTGCCACGCCGCCATGCTCGCAGCAGCACCGCAGCGGGAGTGATGTATAATCCCCTCAAATAATCGAGGGGATATTTTATGTCAGACTGGAATATTGCAGCAAAGCCGCAGGAAGACCGCGACAAGGTTAACGTTGATCTTGCCGCCTCCGGCGTAGCGTACAAAGAGCGCCTGAACATGCCGGTAATCGCCGAGGTGGTGATGCGCGAGCAGCCCGAACATCTGCGTGATTACTTCGTTGAGCGTCTTCGCTATTATCGGGAGGTGAGCATTTCCTTACCTAAATCATCCGATCCTCGCTACATTGAAATGACCGAGCAAAATGCAAAATAGCTTTTTAGGAGGCCGAAATGGAAAATAACATGAGCACCTCAATGCTTTTTGAAAGAGAAAGAGAGCTTGATGATCTGGTGAAGATAGTCCTGGATGAACTTGAGGTCATCGACATTCATGGACAGGTTTATTCCATCCCTCTCAGTCGCCTGACAAATGCACAGCAAGTGGTGCACTGGGTTTGGAAACTTACTGAAAGAGAAGCTTTTGCCATGGATGTTGTCCGTAAATTCACTGAAGTCGCTTCTCAGCATGTTGGGTTCGACGCTAAAAACTAAATCTCCTAAGACGCATGGTAAAGGTTACTTACCATACAAGCGATATGGGGATTCCCATATCGACCCGGCAGGGCCTCTTCGGAGGCCTTTTTTTCGGTTGCTGGATACCTCAAGAGCCGCCATGCACAGACCTGATCGATATTACCGATCGATGCAGTGATATTGATCTATGAAATCGATTAGATAATAGACACAGCGCGGCAACAAATTACCAACCTGACAGGATGTGTCATCGCGGCAATATACCCTCAGGCGCAGGCCTGCTCTGCGTTTGGCAGGGTTGAGGGTTTTCTAATCAAGCGGTTATCCCTACCGTCGTCCTCTTCAGTATCTGTTAAAAATAACGATCAATGTTTGCACTCAGGTAGCGATAATATTTATCCAAATCAATCGGATAAATGATGTTGCATCTACCGATGCTTTTTGTGCATACTTGGGGAATCGAAATTATACTGTAAATACATACAGTGCTTCTATGCTAAATTATGTGGAATGGAAAGATAAAACGACTCACGGAATTTATTTATTTTTAAGCCCTTAACAAACAGATCGACTTTGCTATCGTGCCTAAAGAGCAATGCCAGTGGGTATTTGCAAATGAATAAATTTCTGGTTTATCTGTGGGAAAGAAGGGGGTTAATGTGGCTGAGGTCTGTTCCGATGGGGGTGATTATTACGAACTCGTTAGGTGTTCTGACGGAACGTCTGTATGTTCGTTTAAAATCCAGCCAGGGGATCGCGTGCTGATAAATTCTGCTGGTGCAGTAGTCAGCCACAGGCGCCTCCAGGTGGATGAGCGTGTCATATCACGCGAAACACTGGAAGAGATCGTCAAGGAGTTATCAGCCAGGAATTGACCTTTTTAATACCTGAATAGCATAATGTTTGAATCGGCCTGAACACCCGATAACCTGACAACGATGCGCCACGGAGAGAACGTCCATGGCGCAGTTACAACTCATCAAGCAATCCTCAGGAATCCTGATCCCCGCCACGCCGGAGACCAGCGAATTACTGCAATCAAAAATCAAGCTCGGCGCTGTGCTGGTGGCCGACTTCAAACAGGTTCGTAACCCAGCCTTCCACCGCCGCTTCTTCGCTCTGTTGAATCTCGGCTTCGAGTACTGGGAGCCAACCGGCGGGGCCATCTCATCCAACGAACGCAAGCTGGTGACCGGCTATGCGAGATACCTCGCTGCATGCGGCGGGAACGAAGGCGCGCTGCTGGATGCTGCTGAACAGTATCTTGAACGCATCGCCGACAAGCGCACTGGCAGCATCAGCGCCTGTAAGTCCTTCGACGCGTATCGCGCCTGGGTAACCATCGAATCCGGGCATTACGACGCCATCCAGCTGCCTGACGGCACCCTACGCAAGCATCCCCGCAGCATAGCCTTCGCCAATATGGACGAGACCGAGTTTCAGCAACTCTACAGGGCCGCGCTCGATGTCCTGTGGCGCTGGATTCTGTCACGGGCATTCAAAGATCAGCGCGAGGCAGAGAACGCCGCCGCGCAGCTGCTGAGCTTCGGGGGATAACCAGATGGCGAAATCCTGGTTCCACTACACCGAATGCACAACGGCGCAGGCCGAAGAGCTAATGGCGACATACCGTGCGCGCGGCGTGAAGGTCGAGCGCAGCCTGAATCCCGATTACGTCACCTGGACCGTCAGCGTCCGGCTACCTGAAGCCCGGCGGCATGAACGCACGCCGCGGACCTTCCGCCAAAAGGTCTGGGGATGATCATGGATAAGAAACCCCGCCGTAAGTGCGCAAACCAGATCTGCCGCGAGTGGTTCCACCCGGCTCGCGACGGCCAGGTTGTATGCAGCTACGAATGCGCTACGGCCGTTGCCAAAGCGCAGACCGCAAAGAACCGCGCTGAGGTTCTGCGTGCTGAGAAGAAGCGTCAGCGCGAAGAGGAGAAGGCTGGGCGTGAGCGCCGCAAAACACGCCTGGCCGAACTAAGGCCTGCCAGTTATTACAAAGCCCAGGCGCAACAGGCTTTCAATGCCTTCATTCGTGCGCGTGATGCCGATTTGCCATGCATAAGTTGTGGAGAGACCAACCCACCAGATCTACATGGCGGTCAGTGGGACTGCGGCCACTTCAAAACAGTCGGCGCTAATCCAGAACTGCGCTTCGAAGAACGCAACGCCCATAAGCAATGCAAATCCTGCAATGCCGGTTCCGGCAAGTACACAGCCAAAGAGGCGACAGTGGCGAAGAACTACGAAGACGGACTGATCGCTCGTTACGGGCAGGAATATGTCGACTGGCTGAATGGGCCTCACGAAATGACCAATTACCGCCGCGATGACTTTATCCAGATCCGCGACAAGTACCGGGCAAAGCTAAAACAACTAAAGCAGCAGGAGATCGCAGTATGAGCAAAATTCAATATCCAATGGTCACTGCCGCTGTTTTTGATGACGTGGTATATCCGATTCGCCTTGATGGAGCGCATCAGGTTGAGCGTGAGGTGATGGGGGCGGTCAGGTGGTTCTGCCGGTGGCATAACGAGGAGATATCAGTTGTTAAGGCGCATGTGCTGTTTAGCTGCTGGGGGCTTTACCTAAGTCACGATCAGTTAATGGCAGAAGCATCATGACCAGAGAGCAGATAGCTCGCTATGAGAGCGAAAGCGTTAAACGCGCCAACCTGCCACCAGTGGCAAAGCACAGCCAGAACCAGCAGACCAAAACCAAACAGCCAGAGAGGGCCGCAGCGTGAACACTCAATACCTGGAATTTGTACGCCAGCAACTCATCGTTGCGACGGCAGATCTGAGTGGGGCGACCAAAGGGCAGTTGATGGCCTGGCTGGAGAACGCCCAGTTCGACACGAAGACCTTTAAGCGGAAAAAACCCAAAGTTTGGGACGAGGAAAACGAGAAATGGGTGCCGGTTGATAACCCGCCTATACCCGGTAAACAGTCGCATGCCAAAGGGTCGCATATCCCCCTGGTTCAGCCGGTCGAATACTCCACGGCATCGTGGCGGCGGGCGGTCCTGTCGCTCGAGGAACACCAGAAGGCGTGGCTGCTCTGGAACTACAGCGAAAACACGCGCTGGGAGAACCAGGTGACGATTACCCAATGGGCCTGGTCAGAGTTCAGGGCGCAACTGGGTACCAAAAAAGTGGTCAGCAAGACTATGGACAGGCTGAAGGCGTTAATCTGGCTGGCGGCTCAGGACGTGAAGGAGGTGTTGGCTGGGCGTGATCCTTATCAGTATGGGGATCTGGCCGCGCTGGTGGGCGTGAGTAAAACCAATTGGTCGACGAACTATGTCGAAAACTGGGAGGCAATGGTGAGGTTGTTCACTCGACTGGATACCGACTCACTTAAACAAGTTTCGCGATCACGTTCACAACAGAAAGCAACAAATTGCCAACCAAGTATTGCAGAAATGAACTAATTGACGTATATTTGAGCTACATTTGATATCGTCGCCATAGCTTTAGTTGTCGACCGAATCACGCAAAAGAGCCCGAGGTTAACGCCTTGGGCTTTTTCGTATCTGGAATACCCATGCCTAGGACCATAAGCGCATAGCGCAAAGCAGCACCCATCGATTGGCGGACCAGAACCCGCCTTTTTTATTCAAGGCCGCAGGCATACACCCCCAGATGCCAAGTAGCTATCGTGCCTGACGGCCTTCCCACCTAGACACAGCACCCCGAAACTATCGGAGGTGAGAGATGTTACGAATGGACAAAATAACCACCGGCGCAGCTTACGGCGCCTCTGCGGGGAGCGTGTTGAACGGCATTCTTAACGCATACAGCCCTGAGCAGTGGAACGCCATCGGCGTGCTGGTCGGCATCGTTGTCGCTGTTCTTACGTACCTGACAAATTTGTACTTCAAAATCCGCGAAAGTAATCGCCGCGACAGGAGCCAGAATGAACCCGACGCTGAGAAGTAAGCTCGTGAAGGCCGTCCTGGGCGGATCGGGCGCGATAACCATTGCCGTTGTCATGCTGGGTAATGCTGACGGGCTGGAAGGGCGGCGCTATTACGCATATCAGGATGTCGTTGGAGTCTGGACTGTATGCGACGGGCACACTGGTGCTGACGTTCGCCGTGGTCACCGTTACACCGACAAAGAGTGCGACGCCCTGCTGCAGTCCGATCTGGGTAAGGTTGCAAAGGCTATTGACCCGCTAATCAAGGTCCGCATCCCTGAGCCTACCCGGGCAGCGCTTTACTCGTTTACCTACAACGTGGGCGCTGGCGCATTTAGTCGCTCCACGCTGCTGAAAAAACTGAATGCTGGCGATGTCCCGGGCGCGTGCAAAGAGCTACAGCGCTGGACCTTTGCTGGTGGCCAGCAATGGAAAGGCCTCATCACCCGGCGCGAGATTGAGCGTGAAGTCTGTGAATGGCAGCAAAAGCCGCAACTGTTCAGCGGTGGTGCCGGGCCGCTTAACCCTGGAACGCCAGTATCAGCGCCGGGAGTGTTCTGATGAAACCCCATTACCTTATTGCGATCGTCGTGTTCATCCTGTGCCTGTTCGGCGGAGCGTGCTGGTCAGCCTGGTATTACAGCGACAAAGCCAGTCGGGAAAAGGAGCGAGCAGATAATGCAGAGCAGCAGGCTCAATCAGCAAACGCCATCACTGCCAACATCATACAGGCCGTGAATATTATCAACGCCATTTCAGAGGCCAACCAGGATGCAAAGAACCAGATCGCACTGGAGTCACAGAAAACCCAGGCAGATATCAAAGTGGCTACTGCGAATGATGATTGCGCTCATCGGCCTGTGCCTGCTGCAGCTGCTGACCGGCTGCGCAAATACGCGGACAGTGTACGTACCGGTTCCGGTGGTGCCGCTACCGGCCAGCCTGACAGCTGATACACCACAGTCAGCAATTCCCGAACCTCTAACCTACGGGGCCAGTCTGGATCTGAATGTGAGCCTGCTGTCGGCGCTGGGGCAATGCAATCTCGATAAGGCTAGTATCAGGAAGATTGAAGTTGCCAGGCGAGACGGCAGTCTTCAAAACGAGATAAAATAGGCTCTTCAACTTTTCATTAGGTACTGAGCGTATGAATATCTGGCCAGCTATTATTGGTGCGGTGAGTGCTCTCGCTGGCGCTTTTTTGGCTAATTTTTTTGCAGAAAAACGCTGGAGTAAGCAGTTAGCCCATGAAGCGGAAAAGGAACGTAGAACACTTCTTCGCGCTAAGGGGGAGGAGCTATTCCGTGCACTAAAAAAATGGGAGAAAGAGCTCTTTTACTTCAATTCGTCGAGGATTGGCTATCTGCAAGGAGTCATTCCTAAAGAAGATATGTATAAAACAATTGATGGGAAAATAGACCATCTAACGCATGGAACCGTTGATATTCTTTTCGCGCTTTATTTTGAACAACTGATACCTGAGCTGGATGCTTTACATAAACAGGTTGCCAAGGTGAGTGAACACTATCGACGTAACGATCAAATCATCCCAAATCTTTCAGCAGCAGGAGTGATGATGAATGAATGCGCTGTATATGAAAGACTTACAGAGCAATTGATAAGGAAGCTGAAGATTGCTATCAAGGATATCTAATCTAATAATTTCAAAAAGATACAGCTCAACAGCCATTACAGCAGGCATTCACCGAGTGCCTGTCATAATGCTTTTGGTTACAATCGCTTCACTAAATATGGTGAGGTGAAAATGGATACAGATTTAATTGCCTTCGAGTCCCTAATTACGGCGCAGCAAACTTTGATAGCAGCTCAAGAAACGGCCAAATGGACCTATTGGATGATGTTTGCTACGTGGTTTGCTGGTGCAGCAACTTTTTCAGCTGTAGTGTTAACGCTATACATCGCCAACCGAAAACCCGTCCCATCATTGAAGATCTCCGCTTCCGGATCCATTATCGCTCCGTTGCCCGGTATTACCCAAACAGGATACGGTATAACAGTAGCAAACATAGGAAATACGCCCGCTGTTTTAAGCTCAATCCATTGGGAGTGCGGTGGTAAACATAAGTTTGTGCAATTCTTTTCCACTGGCGTTTCGAGTCAAATGCCGAAAAAACTGGAACATGGAGAGTCGGCATTTTTCTTTATTGAAGTGGATGATTTTTCTGATTGGGTGAAGTCCATGAAAAAAAACATCGAAGATGCGGAAGGTTCAGTTAGTAAATTGAAAATTGTGGTGAGTCTTTCAACTGGGCGAATAGTGAAGAGTAGGGCTGAGAGTTCATTACGGAAAGCTTTAAATAACACTAGTTCATAGTGAACTTACTATTCTCGACGTAAAGAATTTAGCCACCGGTATTGCTGGTGGCTTTTTTATTGCCATCACCATGGGTGGACCCATCGTAATGGCTATAGCGGATAAAACGTAATTATACCCTGTAGGGGATAAATGGAGTGACCAATGGCAAAACCGGACTGGGGAGCGCTGCAAGACCAGTTCCTCGCCGAGCATGCCAAAACGGGTATTTCGCCGAAAGAGTGGTGTGAAGCGCAGGGACTGAATTACACATCTGCGCGCAGGTACATTAAAAAGCCAACTGCGCAAAAAACTGCGCAGAAGGAAGTGCGCAAATCTGCGCAAAGCCAGATGCCGCACGTAGTCGTGGTTGAGACTGCTTCACCGGCTGATGGCGATACTGCGCAGGAAAACGCGGGCATTCTTAAACCACAGCATGAGCAATTTGCGCAGAACATAGCGCGGGGCATGCCGCAGAAAGAGGCGGCGATATGCGCGGGCTACTCCCCATCGCGAGCTGACTCTCAGGCGTCCATCCTGTTCAAGCGACCGGATGTGCGCAGACGCATAAGAGAGTTGCGTCAGGATGCCGCGCTGCTCGTATCCTTCGACGCGAAGGACCTGGCTGAACTCTCCTACAAATCGGCGAAAGCCGCGCTGGATGCTGAGAAGTTTGGGCAGGTGGCCCCGAACATCAAGAATGCCGCGCAGCTCACCGGCATCGACATGACCAACAAAACAGAGGTGAATGTCGATCTGGCCGGGCTGAGTTACGGCAAAGTCTGCATCGTAACGCCGTCGAACTGCCCACCTGAAGCGTGGGCGGCGCACATGGATAAGCTGCTCGAGGGAAAGCAGACAGCCCAACAATAATCGACGGTGTCCTGTACTCATTCAGTAGCGACTGGGTGCTCGGGACGCTGTACGACGCACCGATAGGCTCTGTCCGCTGGCGCTGGACGTATGGCGGTCGTGGTGGTGGCAAATCGGTAGAGATTGCCCGCGCGCTGGTATTGTTGGGCGCTATCGAGCCGATGATCATCCTTTGCGCTCGTGAGTTTCAGAACTCCATCAACGATTCCGTGCTGGCGCTGCTGGACGCTGAAATTCACTCGCTTGGCCTGGCGCACTTCTACAAGGTCAAGAACAACGAGATAGAGGGCAGCAACGGCACACGCTTTACCTTCAAGGGCCTGCGCAACAACATCCAGAGCATCAAATCGATGCACGGCATCAAAATATGCTGGGTGGAGGAGGCGCAGACCGTATCTCAGGACAGTTGGGACATCCTCGGCCCGACCGTTCGTGCCAACAAATCGGAAGTGTGGGTGTCATTCAACCCGCGTGAAGCTACCGATCCGACTTACGCCATGATGGAGCGGCACCGCGCCGACCCTCCTGATGGTGGAGCGATTATCACCTGCGTTAATTACTGCGATAACGCCTTCTTTCCTGACGTGCTCAGGCATGAGATGGAATACTGCAAGCGCATCGACTTTGAGGCTTACGAGCACATCTGGCTGGGCCTGCCGAAGGCGCTCAGTGAGGCTGTCATCTTTTCCGGCAAGTACCGGGTTGAGGCGTTCTCTGACGACCTGTGGAAAGAAGCCGATCGCCTGTTCTATGGCGCTGACTTCGGATTTGCGAACGATCCATCCACTCTGGTTCGTTGCTTCATCATCGGCACCAGACTGTACATCGAGTACGAGGCGTACGGGGTCGGCGTCGAACTGGACGAAATGGCGTCGTTCTATGACTCGGTGCCTGAGGTCAGGCGCTGGCCTATTCATGGCGACTGCAGCCGACCGGAGACCATCAGCTATCTCTCGCGCCAGGGCTTCATCATCGACGGCGCTACGAAATGGCCGGGGAGCGTCGAGGACGGTATCACCTACCTGAAGGGGTTCGAAGAGATCATCATCCATGAGCGCTGTAAGCACATGGTCGATGAGGCGCGCCTTTACTCCTACAAAACAGACCGCATGACCGGTGAAGTGCTGCCGGTTGTCGTGGATAAGCACAACCATCTGTGGGACGCCGTGCGTTACTCGCTGGATGGATACATCACTAGTGTTGGCGATCTCGGTGTCTGGGCCGCATTGGGTAAGCAAAAATGAAAAGCCCGCCAGTAGTCAGCGGGCTTAAGGTCGGTACTCCATTATTTTTTACCAGTAGTAGACATCAAAGCGGAATTCACCGCCTGAATTCTCAAGCATCATCGCACAATGGATTCGTACATAATCACCATTCGCTCTATGCTCTTTGAGAATCCCTTCGAACATTGTTGTGATATGTTCCTCAGCTTTTCTTTGGCGCGTGCGTTTATCAGAGTATGGTGCGTCCAGCGTACCCCAACGTGTTGTTTCCAAATGATCTATTGAAAATAAGTCATCAATTTTTGCGATCTCTTTCCTTACGTCGTCCGCCAATTTCCTGCAAGACTCATTATCTTTTTGACTTTTGACTGTGTAGGTGAGAAGGAACTCGTACATTAGAAATTCTCCTTTTGAATGTGTGGATTAAATGAGGTTGTTAACCACACATTTCAAGACCAGACAGACGGAGTGATTAACAATAAGTATTTAATTGCAAACTGTTTTTTTTAAAGGTTTAAAATCGTGAAAATTTAAGAGAGGGCGATATGTCCCGAAAGAAACGCCAGAGCGGCGCACAAAAGCCCGTCCGGACTGGTGACGGGTACAACAACTTCGCGGCCAAACTCGGCGGGTACACCGCTAACATTCAGAGCGGCGGCAGTTATCAGCCTGGCTACATCTCCCGTAACCGCGTCCAGCTGGAATTTGCCTACCGTTCATCGTTTCTGGTGGGCGCTGGCGTGGACGCGATGGCTGATGACATGACCCGCAAGGGCATTAATATCAGCTCAAAACTGGACCCTGGACAGAAAGGCACATTCGAGACGTTTTGGGATGACATTGCGATCTGGGACGGACTGAACGACACCCTGAAGTGGTCTAGGCTATACGGTGGCGCGCTGCTGGTGGTACTGTTGGAAGGTCAGGATATGTCCACTCCGCTGAAACTCGACCGCATCAAAGAGGGACAGTTCAAAGGCGTCATGTGCCTCGACCGCTGGCAGGTTAACCCGAGCTATTACGATCTGGTGACCGACTACGGCCCGGAGTTCGGCAAACCGAAGTTCTATAAGGTAGTGACCAACCAGCAGGGCATTCCACCCTGGAAGATTCACCACAGCCGCATTATCCGCATGGAAGGCGACACGCTGCCATTCCAGCAGGCGCAGACCGAGAACGGCTGGGGAATGTCGGTTGTTGAGCGTATCTTCGAGCGCATTCAGGCCTTCGATACGGCGACCGTTGGCACCACGCAGCTGATTCACAAAGCGCACCTGCGCACGTACAGCATTGAGGGGCTACGCAAGATTCTCGCCACCGGCGGCACGCTGGAAGAGGGCCTGATGAAACACATGGACATGATCCGTGAGTTCCAGACCATCGAAGGCATGACCATCATGGATAAGTCGGACGAGTTCCAGACCCATAGCTACTCGTTCGCCGGGATAGCCGACGTCATCCTGCGCTTTGCTGAGCAGGTGTCCGGTGCAACCGGTATCCCGCTGGTACGCCTGTTCGGGCAATCACCGTCAGGATTCAGCACGGGTGACGGGGATCTGGAGAACTATTACAGCCGGGTTAACTCACTTCAGGAACGCCGACTGCGCCGCCACATACGCTGGCTGCTGGACATCACCTGGCGATCGCTGTTTGGTAAGCCGCTGCCGGAAGACTTCACCTTCGAATTCAACAAGCTCTGGGAGATGTCGGACACCGACCGGGCGACGATGGCCAGCAACGTGGCCACGGCCCTGGCCACCGCCGTTCGTGACATCGGTATGCCGCAGCATGCCGCGCTGAACGACCTCCGCAACCTGTCCGACATCATCGGTATCGGCGGCTCTATCACCGACAAGGATATTGAAGATGCCAAAGCAGAATGGGAGGAGGCTGAATCTGAAACCGAACCTCCGCCGCAAATCGGAGCGCCAGTACCAGAAAAGCCTACAGGAGATAGCGCAGCAGGTGGGGGCAATCGTAACCGGCTCCTACGATGGTTCACAGGCTAGCGCCGAACAGGTTAACGCCCGCCTGATGGATTACTCCCTGCTGATTGACGACTGGGCCGACCGGGTCGCTAAGCGAATGTTCTTGCAGGTAGAGCGCGAAGAGTGGAACCAGTGGCGCTCAGTGTCGCAGGAGATATCAGAGGGGCTGCGGGATGTCGTTGGCAATACGCCGGTGGGATTTGTGGCGCAGGACATCGTGTCCCGTCAGGTGCAGCTGATTAAATCTCTGCCGCTGGAGGCTGCCGACCGCGTCCGTGACATCCAGGCACGCGCGATGGAAGCTGTGATCAACGGCGAACGCCCCGACGCGCTTTACCGAATGATTATGGAGTCTGGCGACGTCGCGGAGAGCCGCGCGAAGATGATCGCCCGCACCGAGATTGGCCGGGCCACTACGGCGCTCACCCAGGCGCGCGCGGAGTCGATTGGCTCCGAGGGCTACTGGTGGCGCATCGAAGGGGCAGGGACGCGGGATTCCCACCGTCGGATGAAAGATAAGTTCGTGCGCTGGGATAACCCGCCGACGCTGGACGGCATGACCGGGCATGCCGGGTGTCTGCCGAACTGCAAATGCTGGCCGGAAGTGCAGGTGCCGCCTCCGAGAAAATAGGTTACATTGACCGAAATATTCTCAACGAGGCGACTATTATGGACTTCTATATTTATTTCCCTGAAGAGGGCAACCCACAAAGGTTAATGGTCCCTGAGGGGGAGGTGCTTCATACCCAACATTTTTTGAATGGTCCAAAAGCTCCGTCATATGAGCAATATCCCATTCGCATGTATGAATGGCCGGATGAGAATGGGAAAAGGCGGGTTTTTTTGATCGCTTATGCGAACGAGCCGACAGAGGACGTCATTGATGAGGCGATTGTTAGGCTGAAGTTGTTGCCTACCACAAACTATCAAGATGATGACGAAGACGAATAATAACTGAGTGAATTCATTCCTAGGCCGCCATTGTGCGGCCTTTTTTATTGCCCGCAATTCAGCAGGTAACCCATGAAATATTTTTTTGAGACCAGGCTCGGGGAAACCCGATTCCGCATGGCGGATGGATCATTGCTCTGCAAAGACGTGCCGATTGCCAGAACGGGGTCACAGGTCTACCTGCCGGAGGAAATCGACCTCGAACCAGACGCAAGTGGCACCGTCACTGTCTGGAGAACGGAAGATGAGGTGTTCTCTCCTGAAACAATGGCGAGCTTTGAGGGCGTCGCAGTCACGCTGGGACACCCAGAAGATGCTGGCGGCGGAATTCTCTTCGTCAACCCCGCCAACTATGCCGAGCTTGCCCACGGGCACATTCAGAACGTGCGGCGCGGTACCGGCGACAAGGCTGATCTGCTCATTGCCGATGTGCTGGTTAAGCGGCAGGAGGCCATTGATGCAATCGAGGCTGGCCTGACCGATGTCAGCTGCGGATACGACGCGCTCTATAAGCAGTTGGCTCCCGGCAAGGGCAAGCAGCACCAAATCACAGGTAACCATCTGGCCGTCGGCATTGACCGCGGGCGGGCTGGTTCCCGCTGTGCAATCGGGGATTCAGCCCCATCAAAACCAAAGGAGAAGCCTGCAATGTCATGGCTGAAAAAACTGGCAACTGCCATTAAGACGAAAGATGAGGACGCTCTGGCGAAGCTCATCGACGAAGCGCCGGACATGCCGTCTGATGGCATGAACTCTATCCCCGGTGTAACCATCAATATGAACGTGCCATCCCAAGCAACCGCGCTGCCGGCAGATCAAAAGACTACGGTCGATGAAGATGCCGACCCGGATGATGAAAAGAAAACTGGCGATGACGAGGTGCCAGCCTGGGCGCAAGCTCTTATTGCCCGCATCGATAAGCTGGAGGGTAAGACTGGCGACGCTGACCCTGACGATGACACCAAAACTGGTGACGAAGACGCAGAAGAAGATGAGAAGGTGACCGGTGATGCGGCCTACAAGCGCAACATCATCGGCGACGCTGAGATCATCTGCCCGGGCTTCCAGCCGACCAGTGACAAAGGCCTGAAGCGTCAGGTACTGACTCATGCAGCCCGTACTGGCGACAGCCTGAAAGCATTCGGTATCAGTGATTTCACGAAAGCACCTAAAGCCACCGTCGATGCAGTGTTTAAAGCCGCTGTTGAGATCAGCAAGGCGAAAAATCACATCACCCCGCCATCTGGCAAACCAACTGGTGACCGCGCTCGCGGCCCAATGTCCCCGGCTGAGCTGAACAAAACCTACGCCGAATTCTGGAAACGCAACCAATAAGGTAACCAACAATGGCTGGTAAAGCTTATTTAACTCGCATGGGAATTGGTTTCCCAGGCGCGATTACCCGTCCGCAGGATCTCACCGCAGAGCCTGCAATTCTCGATGCCGCCAAGCCATTCCCTTCGTATGGCCTGGCTGGCAAAAACCTCAACGGTAAATTTGTGCCGCTGGAAGCTGGCGACACAATTGATGACGTTGCTGGCCTGTTCGTTCGTCCGTACCCAACCACCAACCCGACTGACGCTCGCGCACTCGGTGTTACGGCTGGCTACACCGGCGACCAACTGAAGCGTGGCTATATCTGTGTGGCTGTTCCTACGGCTCAGGCTGGCACCGCCAAGAAGGGCGACAAGGTTTACATCCGTGTCGCTGCGCCGACGGCTTCCAGTCCTCTGGGGTCCATTGTGCTTACCCCGGACAGCACCGCCGCGAATACCCCAGAGCTGACCATTGCGAAAGTAATGGGTCCCGGCGACGCGGCGGCAACCACCACCCACGGCAACGTTGAAATCGCCTACAACATCTAAGGAACGATGAATGTTTACTATCGATAAAGCCACCGTAGACGCTGCTGGCGTATTCCTGGTCGGCGAACTTGAGCGCCTGGACCAGACGCTTAACCTGCCGCTGGTCAGCTTTAAGTGGTCGCGCGACATGCCGCTGCGCAGCGACGTCTCTATTGCTGACGAGCAGTCTTCCTTCACCAACTCCGATATTGCGGCCGCTGGTGGTGTTAACCCTAACGGTAAGAACTGGATCGGCAAAAACTCCACTGCGATCCCGCAGACCAATCTCTATATCGAGAAAACCGCTCAGCCACTGAGCCTGTGGGGGATGGAATTGGGCTGGACTCTGCCAGAGCTGGCTTCTGCGCAGCAGGTAGGCCGCCCGGTAGACAGCCAGAAGTACGACGCCATGCAGCTCAAGTGGAACATGGACATCGACGAGCAGGTTTACATCGGAGATAACGATCTGGGTGTAACCGGTCTGCTGAATCTCTCTCAGGTAACGCCAATCAGCGCGGCTAAAGCGTGGTCAGATCCAGCAACAACGCCAGATGAAATTCTCGGCGATGTAAACCTTGTACTGTCTCAGGCCTGGGTTAATTCAGGTTATGCCATTTGCCCTGCAAAAATCGGTCTGGCTCCTGAGCTGTTCAGCATCCTGGTGAGCCGTAAAGTTTCTGATGCAGGCAACATCTCCGTAATGGAGTACATCAGAATCAACAGCATCGCGTTCCAGGAGAACGGTGTGCCGCTGGAAATCGTGTCCATGAAGTGGGCATCCAAACGCGGCGCAGCTGGCGCGCATCGCATGGTGGCGTATACCCAGGATGAGAAGTTCATTCGCTTCCCACTGGTGCCGCTGCTGAATACCCCGCTGGAATACCGTGGCCTGTACCAGCTGACAACCTACTACGGTCGTCTGGGCCAGGTTGAAACCCCGTACGGTAACACCATCGCCTACATGGATGTGCCTGTAGCGTAACCCATATGGCGGGGCAACCCGCCGTTCTGGAGAGAACATGAAATATCTCGTAACTTCCGGCACTGTTCTGCGTTTCACCGACGGATCAAAGGTTGAGTTAACCCCGGGCGTCCACAGCTTCGATAAGCATGTGACTGAGCACTGGGCGTTTGGCGCTCATGCTCAGGCCATCAGCGAAGAGGAACTGAAGCAGAGCCAGGGCGGCGACGATCTCGCGGTGAAGATTGCCGAACTGGAAACCACCATCACTGGCCTGCAACAGCAGCTGAATGAAAAGTCCTCCACCATCGACGATCAGCTTAAGCAGATTGAAGAGAAAGACGGCACCATCACTGGCCTGCAACAGCAGCTGGATGAGCTGACTGAGAAGCTTGCATCACAGGAGGCTGGCAATGCCAAAAAACAGCCTTCTGCCAACAAGTGATCAGTTCCGCACAGACTTCCCTGAGTTCTCAGATCAGACCCGCTACACCAATGCCACGCTGGACTTCTACCTGAATCAGGCTGACTGCCTGCTCAATCAGGATGTGTTCGGCTGCCAGTTCGTTTATCTCGCTGAGTTATTTGTTGCTCACTATGCAGAATTGCGCGGCAAAGCGATGACGGGCAGCGCGCGGGGCGTTAACTCAACCGGCGGCGTTCTGACCTCAAAGTCCGTAGATAAAGTGTCTGCCAGTTATGACGTATCCGGGATCATCAATCCTGATGCTGGTTTCTGGAATAACACTGGCTACGGACGCGAATTCTTCTGGTGGTGGTCAATGTCCGGCGCTGGCGGGCGGCAACTGTTATGAGCGGCGTGAAGGTGAAAACTGACACGGTGGACTCGGTTCTGGCGGGTCTCGACCGGCTTTCGAAGATGGATGTGCTGGTGGGGATCCCGGAGTCCAATGCTGTGCGCGAGGATGGCGAAGAACTCAACAACGCTGAGATCGGGTATCTGCAATCCACCGGGGCAACGGTCCGGCTCGGTGGGCAGGAGGTGACATTGCCGCCGCGTCCGTTCCTGGATATCGGTATCGAGGATACTCAGGCGGTGACGTCGGAGCATCTCAAAGCCGCCGCAGGTTTGGCGCTGGATGGGCAATTCTCAGCTGCGGAGAACGAGCTGGAAAAGGCCGGGCTGATTGCCTCAAACGGTGCGAAACGCGTGATTTCTGATGGTGATCGGCTGACCCCGATTTCTGAAATGACGAAAGCTAAGCGCCGGGAGCAGGGCTTGCCCGGCGATAAGCCGCTTTATGCTCACGGATACCTGCTTCGCTCCATCACCTTCGTTGTGAGGGGTAAAAAATAATGCCTTTTCTCGATGTAACTGATGTCCTGTCAGACCCGGATTTCTGCGACAGCACGCTGGTCTGTACCCGAAAAACACAGACCGTTGATGCTGACGGGTTTGCCACGAATACCGACCAGGATATTCCGTTTGATGGTGTGGTGACGGTGGATCGTTCACTGGAAGCCAGGCGTATGGCGGCAGGGCAAGTTATCAGCGGTGCAATCCTGATTGTCACAAGCTTTCGTTTAACCCAGGGTAAGCCCGGACAGGATGCCGATGTGGTGCTCTACAACGGGCGGCACTATCGCGTGACGTTTGTGGATCCGTACACCTCGTACGGTGCCGGGTTCGTTCAGGCTCACTGCGAGCTGATGGAGTTCAACGGAGGTACGCCAGTTGAATGACACCACGCAACCTGGTTACCTGACACCAACCAGCCCGGCCCCGCAGTACGACGAGGCGCTGGAGCGCGAGCTTAGCCGGTGGATACGCGGTGTTTCTGGCCTGCCTGACGGTATGGCTGTGCCACGCTTCACCGACCCTCAGCCAGCTATCCCCGCACTGGGTACCAACTGGTGCGGATTCAACATTTCCGACTTTCAGGACGCCGCCAACCCTGCTGCTGTAACCAAAGACGACGACACCGATTATCAGTGGCAATACGAGACGCTGGTGGTGCTGTGCTGCTTTTACGGCCCCGGCGGTCAGGCTTACGCCAAAACGTTCCGTAGCGGCCTGTTCATCTCGCAGAACAACGCGGAATTAAACCGTGTGGGCCTCACGCTTGGCGAGGTTGGACGAATCATTCCTGCACCGGAACTCATCAACAATCAGTGGCAACGCCGCTACGACCTGTCCGTGACGCTTCGCCGTAAGACGGTGCGCGAGTACGGCATCAAATCGATCCTCTCTGCTCCAGTTCAATTTTTCGGAGATTAAATCATGCCTAACGGCTTATCTGTCCAGCGCGTCGTGAACGTGCAGGTCTCGCTCGCCGTTCGTGCGGCAGCCGGGCGCAATTTTGGGGCGCTGCTGGTGCTTGGCACGTCCAGCGTAATCACCGCACCAGAGGTGATGCGCCTCTATCAGAGCATTGAAAGCGTCGCTACGGACTTTGGCACGAATGCTGAAGAATACAAAGCGGCTAACCTCTACTTCCAGCAGTCGCCGCAGCCCCGGGATCTGTATATCGGCAAACTGGCCCGCACCGCTGTTACTGCCTCATCTGGTAAGCTGACCGGTGCCGTGCTCTCTACTGGTGAGAAGGCCCTGTCGAACTTCACCGCCGTGACAGCAGGCGCGCTGAAGCTTTCGATTAACGGAACCGTTGTAACGCTGACGGCGATTAACCTCTCTGCGGTTACCGACCTGGCTGGTGTGGCGACGGCGATCACCGCGAAGATGACCGGCGCGACAGTGTCCTGGGTGGCTGGCTCCAGCCAGTTTGTTATCACTTCGAGCACTACCGGGGCCGCTTCTGCAATCGGCATCCCGACCGCTGCGGGAACCGGTACCGATCTGGCTCCGCTGCTGGGCATCGATTCGGCGCATAAGCCGACAGTGGTAAATGGGCAGGCCGCATCGACATCCGTCGTGCCATCGGTTAACACCGCGCTAAGCTACTCCGCAGACTGGTACGGTCTGGTGATTGCTGATACAGCAATGACCGATCAGGACCATCTGGACGTTTCCGCGCTGATTGGCGCCGCGAGTGATTCTCGCGTGTATGGCGTCACCACCACTGCGGCTGCAGTTCTGGATTCGACCAGCACTACAGACATTGCTTACAAGCTGAAAGCGGCTGGCTACGGCCGCACCTTCTGCCAGTACAGTCAGATTCCGTATGCAGCGGCATCGGCATTTGGCCGGGCATTTACAGTGAACTTCCTGGGCAATAACACCACCATCACCCTGAAGTTCAAACAGGAGCCTGGCATTACTGCCGAGACGATCACCGCGCAGCAGGCCGACACGCTGAAGGCCAAGAACTGCAACGTGTTTGTGCGCTACGCCAACGACACTGCAATCATCCAGGAAGGCGTGATGTCCAACGGCGATTTCTTCGACGAGCGCCACGGCCTCGACTGGCTGCAAAACTACGTCCAGAACAACCTCTGGAATCTGCTGTATACCTCGACCACCAAAATCCCTCAAACCGAAGCTGGTGTGACGCGGCTGGTGACGAACATTGAGCAATCAATGGATCAGTCGGTGAGCAACGGGCTGGTGGCACCGGGAGTCTGGAACGGCGGAAGTATCGGCCAGTTATCACCTGGCGACACGCTGTCGAAGGGCTATTACGTTTACGCGAATCCGTTGAACGCCCAGGCGCAGGCAGATCGCGAAGCGCGCAAAGCGCCAGTAATTCAGGTGGCGACGAAGCTGGCGGGTGCTATCCACTTCGCTGACGTATTGATTAACGTGGTGCGCTAAGGGGATCTGAATGAGCACTTATTCTTTTCTGGATATCACGGGGTCAATGACTGGCCCCACCGGGGTGATTGATCTCGGCGCTGGCTCTGCCAACTCCGAAGAGGGTATCACCGTGTCCATGGTGGAAAACAAAAACACCATGACGATCGGTGCCGACGGTGAGGGTATGCATTCTCTGCATGCTGGCAAGGCCGGGACGGTAACCGTCAACCTGCTGAAGACATCGCCGGTGAACAAAAAGCTGTCGCTCGCATATAACGCACAGAGCGTGTCTTCTGCGCTGTGGGGCAACAACGTATTCGTGTTTCGCAATACGGCCTCCGGCGACATCATGACCGCGCGTGGCGGTGCCTTCCAGAAGCATCCTGACTGGCAGAACGCCAAAGAGGGCAGCACGGTAGCCTGGGTGTTCGACTGCATCAAAATCGACCCATTCCTGGGGGAGTACTAATACATGGAAATCACTATCAAGGATCAGCAGTACCGTATCGGCAAGCTGAGCGTATTCGAGCAACTTAAGGTATCCCGTAAGCTTCTGCCGGTGCTGGCCGGGCTGGTCTCTGACTTCCGCAACATTCAGTCACGGCTCAGCGCCAAGGACACAGAAGGCGCGCTGGAGAGCATCCTGCCGAAGATTGCTGACGCTGTTTCCGGCCTCAGTGATGCCGATGTGGATGCGATCCTGTTCCCCTGCCTTCAGGTAGTGGCGCGCCAGCACGGCAAAGGATGGGTTCCCGTCTGCCAGCAGGGCACCATGGCATTCGACGATATCGATCTGTTCGTGATGCTGCAGCTGGTGGCGCGGGTGGTCGCGGATTCTCTGGGAAATTTTTTGCAAGGACTTCCTACCAGCGAGACGAACACCCCGCCTGCGGAATAACTTTCAACACCCTGCCGGGTGGTGAGGATTACATCCTTCGCCCGGCGCTCGCCTTCAACCTCGATCAGAAAGACCTCGACAGCGGTGCAGTGGACCTGTGCCGCATCGCGCTGCTCAACGATTACCTCGATATGCGTGACGATAACGACGCGCGCGTAGCCAAATGGAGAACCCAGAACAATGGCTGATACTATCCGTGATTACCTGGTTTCTTTGGGGTTTGATATCGACGGCGCGGGCCAGGCGAAGTTTGAAGCCACGCTCAAAGGCGTAGCGGCGAATGTCGTTAAGCTGGGGGCTGTAGTGGAATCAACGGCGCTGGCTATTGTGGGTTTCACAACCTCAATCGCCAACGGTCTGGACAAACTTTATTGGGCCTCTCAGCGCACCGGTGCGACGGTCAACGGCATTAAAGCGTTGGGTTATGCAGCATCACAAACAGGATCCAGCGCTGAGGCTGCCCAGAACTCGCTGGAGGGTCTGGCGCGATTTATGCGCAGCAACCCGGGCGCTGAAGGTTTCCTGAACCGCCTGGGAGTGCAGACGCGGGATGCGTCCGGGCAAATGCGGGACATGTCGGCGATTTTCACCGGGGTAGGCCAGCGCCTCAGCAGCATGCCGTATTACCGGGCAAACCAGTACGCGCAGATGCTGGGCATTGATGAAAACACCCTTATGGCGATGCGCCGCGGGATGTCTGGCTTCACGGCTGAATACCAGTCGATGATGCAGAAGACAGGGTTTGACGCTGACAAAGCCGCGCAGCAGTCCAATAAGTTCATGACCTCCATGCGTAACTTCGTTTCGCTGCTGGGGATCCTGCGCGATAAGGTTGGCTCTAACCTGGCCGGTGGCCTGAGCGGTACGCTGAACAACCTCAGCAAACAGATGCTGGAGAACTGGCCGAAGATAGAGAATGTCGTCACTAAGGTGGTGAAGGGCGTACTCTTTGCAGCTGATGCGATCGCCCAGATGGCGTGGCGCGTCTCGCAAGCGGTCGGCGGCCTGATTGAGTGGTTTAAAAAGCTGCCGCCAGATATACAGCAACTGATCGCCCTGGTTTCTGCCCTCGTCTCCGCGTGGCAGGTGCTAAACACCGAGTTTCTCAAATCCCCTATCGGGCTTGTGATCGCCCTTGGCACGGCGCTTTTTGCCCTGTACGACGATTACCAGACGTGGAAGGAAGGCGGGAAAAGCCTTATCCCGTGGGACAAATGGGAGCCGGAGATTAACTCAGCTCTAAAGTCGCTGGTCGAGCTGCGTGATTCAGTGAAAGCTATCGGGGTCGAGATAGCTAAGCTACTCAACATCAACCTCAAGAACTGGACCCTGAAAGGCGACATCGACAACCTCACAAAGCAGTTCGGTGAGTTTGGCAAGATGATCAAAATGATTGGCGAGCTGATAAACGCCATCAACGAGGGTCGCTGGTCCGACGCTTATTCGATTGGCAAAAGCCTGCTGGCACAAGGGCAGGGTCAGGACGCTTTGCCGGCCGTCTCGGATAGCGCCAATAACACCGCCGAATGGATTAAAAACAGAACGGGCTTTGACCCCAGGAGTATCGGGCAGACGTTCAATGGATGGCTGTTCGGTGATAGCGGAGGGACAGGTAAAACCCTGGCCGACCGGAACAACAACCCGGGGAATTTGCGCCCGGTCGGCGGTACCGGCTTTACCTCTCACGCAACGCCTATGGCCGGGTGGATGGCAATGGCCAGGCAGATTCGGCTCTACTTCACCGGGAAAAGCGCTGCTGCCGGATTCCAGAAGCTCCAGACAATCTGGGACATCATCCACAAGTACGCACCGGCTAGCGACAACAACGATCCTGAGGCCTACTCCAACTTTGTCGCCAACATGATGGGGGTGGGGGCCAAGGATAAGCTGAACCTGAGTGATCCACAGCAGTTCAGTAACCTCCTACAGGCGATGTCCCGCAAGGAAGGTTACGGACAATGGAACTCTCCGCTGGCCAGCCTCGCGGCAAACCAGGCTGCAGCTCAGATTAGCCAGGAAACCAACATAAACATCTACGGAGCGAATGACCCGGCATCTACTGGCCGGGAAGTGGCAGATCGCCAGTCTGGTGTTAATTCCCGCCTTACGCAGCAACTTCAACCGAGGGTTTACTGATGGATATTCTGTCGGCCATCTTTCGGCTGCAATCACGGAGAATAGGGCTTCTGGTGCCCAGTGTGGTGGTGTCGGAAAAGCATGTTGATGCGCTCGAAATCACCGAACATCCTGTTGAAACTGGCGCCCCTGTGAATGACCACGCCTACAAGCGGGCCAGCGAAGTCACTATGGAATGTGGGTTCGCTGGTGGTGGATCCATTCTCGATTTCGTGGATGTATCGGGAATTGGTCTGGGGATAGGACTGAGTCCAAAGGATGTTTATCAGCAACTGCTGGACCTTCAGAATTCCCGGGTTCCGTTCGACGTAGTTACCGGGAAGCGAACCTACAGCAACATGCTGATCCGCGCCATCGAGGTGACGACCGACAGGACCAGTGAAAACGTCCTGTCATGCGTGCTGACGCTCCGTGAGGTGCTTTTAACCCAGACGCAGAGTATTTCTGTGGCTGATAAGGCGAATATGCAGGAAGGAGTAAGCACGGCGGCTGTTCAGGACACCGGTACGAAGACGGCTGTGCCGGTAAGCAACACGTCACTCTTACAGAAATTTATCGGGTTTCTGGGGACCGCATGAAGATTAACGAAATACCGCTCAGCGCTGATAACCAGACGTTTCGCGTCATGCTTGGTGATGTCAACTACACGCTCAGAGTCTTATGGCGCGACGAGGCCGGTTGGATTGTGGACGTTATGGATAGTGGGGCGCAGCCATTGCTAATGGGCGTTCCGCTGGTGCCTGAAGTTGACCTAATTGAGCAGTACCCGGAACTGGGGATCTCTGGCGCGCTGATCGTCATGACCGACAACGGCGCGCCGGAATACCCGACGAAAAACAATCTTGGCTCTTCCAGCCATCTTTACTTTGCGCAGGTGACCGCATGACCGTTAACTGGAGGCGTCACTTTGAACTGCGGCTGCTGGATGATTCCGGCCAGGGTATCTCCCTGTCCGATTTTAAGGTGACGTTCGCGATCGACTGGTTCAACTCAATGTGGCCGCGAGTGGCAACGCTGAAGATTTACAACCTCAACCGCGACACCATGAGCCGCATAACAGGTTCTGAGTTTTCACGAATCACCATCATTGCCGGGTATGACGGGCTGGCGCCCACCGTTTCCGAAAGTCAGGTTGGGCAGGTAACGGAGGTAACGCCAGAGCAGGCCGGGCAGTCGCGAGGCCAGAATTATGGGGAGATTTTCAACGGTGAGATACGCTTTACTATTACCGGGCGAGATAACCCTACCGATATTTTCACCCTGATTCAGGCCATTGATGGGCACCAGGCATTTAACGAGGCCGTTTCTTCCGGCAGCCTGTCTGCCGGGTATAAGCTGTCCGATGTTCACACGGTGCTGATGCGTGACTTCTCGCCGTTCGGTATCACCCAGGGCGTTACCGGGCAGTTCCCGGATCGCGTAATGCCAAGAGGGCGGGTGTTCTACGGTATGACCCGTGATTACATGAGCAATCTCGCGGCGCAGTGCAACGCCAACTGGCAATTTGTTGATGGTCAGATGCAGATGGTGCCTGAGGATAAATATCTGCACGAGGCTATCGTGTTGAGCAGCGCCACCGGACTCATCGGTATGCCGCAACAGACCATGGGTGCTGGCGTCAATGTGCGCTGTCTGATCAACCCCAATATCAGGGTAAACGGCTTAATTCAGCTCGACCAGGCCTCCGTTTATCGCACCCAGTTACCGAACGATGAGATCCAAAGATCACAGGCTAGAATCACAGAGTCGAGCAATGATGGTAACCTTTCCCTTGGCGGCACTATAGCGCAGCCCGCCAGTGTGGCTACTGATGGCGTCTACATCGTCCAGTCAATAAGCTACACCGGCGATACGAGGGGAAATCCATGGTATATGGATCTCATGTGTATGGCGCGCGGGGCAAAAGATTTACTATCAAGCTCTGCGATCACGAGGGGGGTTCCAGGTGGCAGTTAACATTAAGACGTTAGGCTTCTTGTTACTACTGGCCGCAGGCACTAGTCATGCCTCTGGGTTGAAGTGCGGCGAATGGTTGATTGATGCCAATGAATCAGGCGAAACCACAATAAATGGGATGGTGACCAGCACTCAAAAAGTAACCTTTTTGAAAGCGAAAGGTGATTATTCCAACATGAAGCTTGAGATGGTTATGTCTCCAGCTCCTGATGGTTACTCATATGGTTATGAACTAATTAAACGTAATGGCAAGGCGTTTCTAAACGTTGAAGCGCTCAGAGCAAATATGAGCGCCCCAAGGGTTTTTGGGACCTATAACTGTAGTGCTAATGGGTAAATATCATGAAAGGACTGCTTGCTTTAATCGCCTTGGCGTCATTTTCGTGTGCAGCTGGAACGCTGTCTGATTTTTTTAAACAACATCCTGATCTGGATGAAAACTTCCCTGTTCATGCGGCTATATCAAAAGCATCAAGATTTGAAGCTGCGGGCTTCGCAAGAAGAGAAGGTGGGGACGAGAAGCATCTCATGGAAACTCAGGGCGATAAGTTTGCCTTGCTTGGATTTAGGAGAGTGAAAACGGCCTGCGGTTATGAGGAATCGGCAAAAGTTTTGGGGTTAACCAAGGATGATTGCCAGCTAGTGCTTAAAAAAGACATATAAAATCACCATTACTTCCAACCCGCTCCGGCGGGTTTTTTATTGCCCGGAGATCCTCATGCCAGTATCACCACGCGCGCAGGACGGCAGCGATCAGCAGGCTTTTGACGCGCAGAAGCAGTCTATCTTCACCGGCCTGCGTGTAGCCATGCCCGGCATTATCCAGTCGTTCGATCCCGATACGGTGACATGCACTGTTCAGCCTGCTATCTACGGCCAGAAAGTAGGGGATGACGGCAAGACCGTCTCCGAGACTATCCCAATCCTACCTGATGTGCCCGTGGTATTCCCGCGGGGTGGGGGCGTAACCCTGACTTTCCCGGTTAACCAAGGCGATGAGTGCCTGCTGGTCTTTTCTGATCGCTGTATTGATTTCTGGTGGCAGAACGGCGGCGTACAGGAGCCGGTGGACCCGCGCCAGCACGACCTTAGCGACGCATTCGCTATCGTTGGCCCGCAGTCGCAGGCAAAGAAAATCAGCGGCATCAGCACCACTGCGGCGCAGTTCCGCAGTGATGACGGCAGCACTTACTTAGAAATTAACCCGGCCACGAAGAAAATCAAACTGGTCGCGCCAGGTGGTTTCGATGTGATCTCCCCCCATTCTACCTTCTCGGAGAAGGTGACGATCAGCGGCCTGTTAACGTGGATGGGTGGCATGGTCGGCAGCCTTACGAGCGGAACCGCGGCGAAGATCACCGGCGCTATCGAATTCTTCGGCACGCTGAAATCGAACAATAAGGTCATAGACGACACGCATACCCATGACGGCGTCCAGACGGGCACGAGCAAATCAGGCAAGGTGAGCTGATGCGATACAGACGTGAAGACGAAAACGGTGATTACACCTTCGGGCAGGGTGACGACACATTTCTGGTTAACAGCCCGGAATGTGTAGCCCAGGCCGTGAAAACACGCTTCGAGTTATGGAAGGGTCAATGGTTCCTCGATTTAACTGAGGGTACGCCCTACGTTCAGTCAGTGCTCGGCAAACAGCGCGCTGATGTTTATAACCTGGCGATCCGCGAGCGCATTAGCACAACTCCCGGAGTCCTCTCCATCATATCTTTTGACACCATTAATGATGGCACCACACGGCGCGTAACCTTCCGGGCCACCATCGACACTATCTACGGACAAACCACAGTAACCAGCGAGGCATAAATGGCTTTGAACCTCGACACGCTGGGGTTATCGGCAACGGTAACCGCCCAGGGGATCAGTGCGCCCGATTACCAGACGATATTCGACAAGCTGTCAGAATATTTCAGGCAGATTTACGGCAATGACGCATATCTCGATCCCGACAGTAAAGACGGGCAGATGCTGGCGATTTACGCGATGGGCATCCATGACGCGAACAATACCAGTATTGCCGTTTATAACTCGTTCTCGCCCAGCACCGGCATCGGCCGGGCGCTATCCAGTAACGTCAAAATCAATGGCATTACCCGGAAGCTGGCGACAAACTCCACGGCAGACGTTTTGATTGAAGGCGACGTCGGCACGCAGATCACCGCTGGCAGTGTACGCGATGCTAACGGCACGGTCTGGAATCTCCCGGATAGCGTGATCATCCCACAAAGCCAGTCCATCACTGTCACTGCCACCTGCTCTGTGTCTGGCCCTGTGGTGGCTCTGGCTAATACCATAAACCGCATTGTCTCCCCGACACGTGGGTGGAGAACGGTCAACAACCCGGCTGCAGCGACAGTGGGGGAAAGTGGTGAGAACGACGCGCAATTACGAGAGCGGCAGCGGCGTAGCACTGCATTACCATCACAAACAACCATGGAGGGCGTGGACGGGGCGCTGCTTGACGTTACCGGAGTGATCCGGCTACGCAGTTATGAGAACGACTCCGAAACTACTGATTCCAACGGCCTGCCAGCGCACTCAATCTGCTGCGTTGTTGATGGTGGCGATGCTACAGAAATCGCAACAGTGATCGCCAGCAAAAAAGATGTGGGTACCACCCCGTTCGGCACCACAACCGTAAACATGGTGGGACGATATGGCGAGCCTAAAAAAATACGTTTCTCACGCCCTAAATTGGTTGAGGTTTTCGTTGATATCAAGTTAACCACTTACCCTGGTTACACCACCTCTACGGCGGACAGAATCAAGGCGGAGGTGGCGAAATACATAGACTCCCTGCGCATTGGTGATCCTGTGCTGCTGAGCCGGATTTATTCGCCGGCGAACCTGGGCGTGATGAGTGACGGGGAGAGCAAATTTTACGACATCACTTCGCTGAGGATCGGGAAAAGCGCCTCCACTACGGCTGCAGCCAATATCACCATTTTGTTCGATGAGGCAGCACATTGTGATGTGGCAAACATCAAGGTGACGGCGTCATGAGCAAATACACTGAACTGATCACAAACTACCACGCGACCAGACAGCTTTTCCCACAACACATCGACCTGATTACTCGCCCGCTGACTGATACCTATATCGCCACTCGCGGCCTGATTGATAGCTTTGACCTTGATTCAGCCATAGGCGTGCAACTGGATATCCTGGGTGAGTGGATTGGCCGCAGCAGACAAATATCTACGCCAATAACTGGCGTCTACTTCTCCTGGGACACGGACAGCCTCGGGTGGGATCGCGGTAACTGGCAAGGGCCATTCGACCCGGACGAAGGCCTGATGGAGCTGAGCGATGATATTTACCGGATCGTGTTAAAGGCTAAAGCCGCCATAAATCAGTGGGACGGTCGTAACGAAAGCATACCCGACATTCTGGACGCGGCGCTGGCTGGGTCAGGTATCAGGATGGCGATAATCGATAACCTGGATATGACCGAGTCCATCTGGGTTATGGCAGATCCTGATGCAATCATTAATCCAACAGACAGGATGATACTGGACTCTGCAATTAACGGTGGCCCGTTTATCAGCCTGCCCGCAGATTATTCACCCTCTCAGTATTTCACTAACCCTGTAAATGATCTCAGCAACGAAATGGTGTGGGTCATCAAAAATGGGTATCTGACCATTAAGCCCGCTGGCGTTCGAGTCCGTGAAATTATCACGCCTTCTGTGGGTTATCAGTTTTTCGGTTTTGATCTCGATGATGAATATGTTTCCGGCTTTGACCAGGGAGCATGGGAATCAACGTTCTAATTTCCTGTGAATATTTCAAGGAATACCCATGTCTTACAATACAAATAACGCTGTTCCTTCCAGCGATCTGCGTGACTTTTCTGATAATCAGCAGACTCTGGATGAGGTCGTAAATTCCAGCAGCAAGGAAGTTACGACCAGGACCGGGAAAAAAGTAAAAAGTCTCGCCGGGCTTCAGGCCGACGTGGTAGGGATTGGGCAATCAGCGAATCAGTCGGCTCAGGCTGCAGCCAGCTCAGCCGCCGCAGCTGCCCAAAGCGCAGCAGATGCTGCGAACTCGGCCGCCGCCACTGGATATGTCGCACCACCGTTCCCGGATGTATGGGCACCGCTGTCCGATGACCTTCGCCTGCTGGCCGGGATCGCGCCAGCGGACACAATCACAGTGGCAGGCACCAGTTACCCTTTGCCCACCAAGTCGATGACGTTTGGCCGCTCAACGACCGCGACGTATATCGATAAGTCAGGCGTGCTCAAAACTGCTGCGATAAACGAGCCACGGTTTGAGCGCGAAGGTCTTTTAATGGAGGGGCAAAGCACTAACTATGTTCTTAACAGCGATGATCCTACTCAATGGCAGAGTAACAGCACTCTGACCAAGGCTTCTATCGTCGATGGAACTACACAGGCGATTACCTACACAGGTACGGTAAACGCTGCTACCAGCGCCAATCATCAGGCTACGGTCAGCTCGAATATTTCTGTTAATGCAGGTGATACCGTCACAATATCGGCACGAGCAAAGGCTTCATCTGATATTGTTCGCTTCAGATTTACACTTGATGGTACTGATATCGCGAATATCTTTTTTAACGCGATTACAGGGGAATTCATCAGTGCTACCGCTGGCCTTACATATACCTCTACTTTGGGAAGTGATGGGTACGCATATCTTAGCGCGACTTATACCGCTCCAAGCGCTGGTGTGGTGACCGCTGGCGTATGGCTCAGAGGGAACGCAAACCTTGCGATAGGGACGGTGATTTATATCCAGACACTACAGGTAGAAAAAAACGCTGTCGCAACAAGCTATATCCCGACTGGTTCAACAGCGGTTACCAGGGCTGGCGACAGCATATCATTACAACCTTCAGGTAATATTGGGTACAGGACAATAGGGGATCAGTTCAGCAGAACCATAGCATTTGAAATTGCGATTAATAAATTTTCTGTGCCAACCGTTGGATATGCTGAGATTGTTAGAGCATTAGGTGCAAATAACGACATTATCTTAAGGGCCGTAACCGCGACAATAAATTCTTATATAGGGGGCAGCGGGCCGAGTATAGCTGTCACTTATCCCTTCGCTTCTAAGGTTTATGCCCAGACAATCGAGGCTTCAAACGTTAATACCATATATTTTGATGGTAAAAGCAATAGCAGAACATTGCCACCAACAACACCAGGTTCAATGCCTACAGTTTTAAATTTCCTGACGAATAACAACCTCGTTTATCACATCCGTAACTTCCGTATCTGGCACCGCCTTTTATCTGAGATTCAAATCAGAGGACTCCGCTGATGAAAGATTTATATCTGCGCTTCCCCAGTGAAGAAGAGGCGCAACAGAAATTAATTGCGTTCGGGTTTGAACATAAAGAAGAACAGGGCGGTTTATATCACCCTGATATTTGTCTGGATGTGGTCGGCGTTATTATTACCAGTACCGGCGACGCAGAGTCCATGGAATACGTCACCGAACCCGGCTACCACGTCAATCTCCGCGTTGTTAACGACGATCTCGATTTATCCAGTTTAAATGGGTTCGCCGTGAACCCTAAAACCCCTGCTCGCGTCTGGGCTTAAGGAAAGAAAATGGCAACTAATGACTTTAAACCGTTTGCGACCGGATCTGGTGCAAACGTACTCAGCCAGGCTGATTATCTGGCTCTGTCAGCGCTATTAACGGGATTCCAGTCAGGGAAGGCCTCAAGTGCTCAGGTGAATAAAGCGCTACGCCAGTCTACATTTATTGCATCTGCACTTGCACAGTTCGTATCTGATAAAGCTGGTGTTGATGTTCTGGATGACGGAAACGTGGCGTCTTTTGTTACTAAATTAACCAATGCCTTTGCAAAGCAATATCTGAGCCGGGCTAATCCGTTTGGAGATATTAAACAGGATGGGGATGCGGCTATTGCATCTGCGCTTTCAAACCTTGGATTTACCTATGGTACAGGATGGTACAAATTAGGTGCCCTTATTATTCAGTACGGGCCTATAGACTTTACTGGAGTTACTTCGAGGGCTGTAACATTTCCTATTCCATTCCCTACGGAAGTGGCTCAGGTTGTTGTTTCTGATGCTGGATTTAGCACCGGTAACATGTGGGGCGCTACGAATAAAACCGTATCGGGATTCACGGCCAGGGTTAATGTGGCTGGTGAAGGCGGCCAATATTTTGCATTCGGGAAATGATTAACATGGGTAAATATATTTATAGCGCACTTACTAACGCATTCTACCCTCTATCACTCAAAGGTGATTATGAGCGATCAGGAACGTGGCCGGATGATGGCGTTGAAGTAAGCGACGAAGTCGCGAGTGAATTCATGGCACCTCCTCCCGCAGGGATTCGCCGGATTCCCGGAGATGAAGGGCTTCCCGCGTGGGGAGATGTTCCTCCACCAACGCATGAAGAAGCTGTTGCGCACGCCCAGGCAGAAAAGCAGTACCGCATTGATTCAGCGAACGACCACATGAATGGCAAGCAGTGGCCCGGGAAGGCTGTACTTGGCCGGTTAAAAGGTGAAGAGTTGGCGCAATACAATGCGTGGCTCGATTATCTGGATGCCCTTGAAGCTACAGATGTTTCCAGCGCTCCCGATATTGCCTGGCCCGAACAGCCGGTTGTGTAAACCTCCTTGATCTGCCCCCCTTTTAAAACTACTGTATATATAAACAGTAAAATGATAAGGGGGAATTATGCCACGCCAAAATGATATCGAAACAGCCTTTAACACAGCGATAAATCATGAACCAAACGGTCGCCGCACTGTAACTACCGAGGACTTCGTTAAGCATCTGGCCCGTGCTAACTGGGATTGGTCGTTAAAGGAGGCGAACGAGTGGATAGAAAGCCACGTTACGACCTTCAAAGACATTTCGACCAGTGAGGGGCAGGCCAGAACCTTCATGCTCTACAACCCGAACGGAGGGTTATGATATGGGCTTTCCTTCACCGGCAACGGACTATGTCGAGCGGCGCTTAACGCCGGAGCTGATCTGCGGCGTTGGCATCGACACTCGAATAATGGAAACGTCATCCGGGTTTGCGGTGATCGAGCCGGTCACTCGACTGGTGCAGGGGCAGGTTCTGCTGATCCTTAGTGGCGGTCAGACTCAATTTGCACGATTTCTGGGGAAAGCATTAATCACAGAGGACGGCGAGACGATAGAAGGCGACGCAGCGGAAGAAGTCGAAGTGATGGGCAGGGTGACTTTCTTCATCAACAGCACAGACGCCGATGATGAGTCTCCAGTGTAAGAAGCGGTGCGGGGATGTTAATTTTTGGATTAAGGTCGCCACGAAGTTTACTCGTCGCTCCCTCGAATTAGAGAATAAGGGTTTGATCTTGAAAGGATGCAATGGTAAGTGTTGCGATGTTTATTTCGGGGTGTTTTGTGTAGTAACTTCTTGATATATAACGAAGAACAAAGATTAAGCCGTAAACAGGAATCGTATTCGGTCTCTTTTTATCTGTTGAAAGTAAACGCCTTTTCCCTTTGCGAACTTTAACAGATGGGCAACATTCTCTGTTCTTCGTTAAACCATACCACACTACGCCCAAGGGAAGTCCAGCGCTTTTTAGCGCTTGTGTTAAATTTTTGCCTGTTACCGATGAAAGCAGAGATTAGCGGCAAAAATAGGCGTCGATGGCATGTTCAATCTCATCCAGCAGCTGGAAGCGGCGGCGATATTCGGCGCGTTTTTTACTCGCAATGCTCTCCAGCGATTTACGTTCCATGCCAAATGGCAGGACCCAGCGGAAGGCATTGTCGGGTTTTCCACCCAGTGAGGCCCAGAACTCGTCATAGCTGGCGTGGAGATGGCGACCTTTACTCAAACGATAACGCAAGGCGCGAAAAACATGGCCCTCGTCGCTGACGCCATAAAGGGCGCTGATACCGGACTGCTTCGCCAGATTGAAAACGGCTTCCAGAAGAATACGCTTAGGGAACAGGCCGTAACAGGCACGTGTGGCGTTTTTGATCGTCTCCCGTCCGACATCTCGCCGTGGCCCCTGCAGGCCACCAATGACCAGCACGCTGCGGTCGTTTTCCCGGATGACGCTGAAGGTCAGACTCGCCAGCAGAGTGTTATCCCCGGCACGTAACCAGAGCGTGGTTTCGCCCTCGCGTTCAGCCTTAACCGCAGAGGTGGCAAAGATTGTATAGCTCGCTTCCTCTTTGGTCGCAAACTGCAGCAGGGGAAGCGGCGACGGGCTGGTAAAGAGGTGGGCGAGGCCACTGTCCGGCAGCGCATCAATCCAGGCATAGTGATGCAGGATCGCCTCCGCGCGCTCACTGGCCGTCATTCCGCGGGTCAGGTACTGGCGCTGGGTTTTCACCGGCAGCATCGGCTGCGCCTTCAGCAAGGTAGAGAAATCATCGCGCCGGGAGATCGTCTCCAGCATACGGGTGGTCGAGGACCAGAAAAGCAGGGTGCGCAGGAAGAATTTCAACCGGTAATCGCGTTTCTGCCACAGCGGCCCGGGCGTCAGATCGCCTTTCGCCAGGGCGAGAATAACGGAAGAACGGTGGGCGTATGACACCTCAACGGGCAGGATGGTATTAGACACGATAAAGACCTCTTTGTAATTCTGCGATTATCTTAAAGGTCATCGGATAATGATTTAACCGTTGCTAAACCTTTATTTCCGCTTCGTTTAATATCGATTGAGGTTATTAAAGAGGACGGCCTTCGCACTTCCTGAGTGGTCCATTCCGCACGGGCTATACTGATCCTGAGGAGGCGCTATGTATCTAAAACTTGATGGTCACAACTGGCGACACGTCTGGGTAGTAAGCGATCTTCACGGGTGTTATCAAATGCTTATGGATGAAATAAAGCAGCGACAGCTTAATCCGTATGAGGATTTGCTTATTTGTGTCGGCGACTTGATCGATCGCGGACCAGACAGCGTGAAATGCCTGCAGTTATTAAATGAAAAATGGTTCTATGCCGTACGCGGCAATCATGAGCAGATGGCGTTGGATGCCCTGCATAATAAGAGCTTTGGGCTGTGGTTAATGAATGGCGGCGTCTGGTTTGCCGAATTAAAGGGCGAAGAACAACAGCAGGCTCTCGAGCTGTTCGGGCAATGTGAAAGGCTGCCGTGGATTATTGAGATCACCTGCGCCAACGGTGTGAATGTGATTGCCCATGCCGATTACCCGTCATCGCAGTATGAATGGGATAAACCGGTCCCGAAGCAGCAGATTCTGTGGGACAGGGAGCGCCTGCGGGAGTTAATGAGCGGTCAGGAGAAGGGGATCGCCGGAGCCGATCACTTCTGGTTTGGTCATACGCCGCTAGGGAAGCGGTTTGATTGCCAGAATCTGCACTATATTGACACCGGAGCGGTGTTTGGTGGGACGTTGACGCTGGCACAGCTACAGTGATTAAAGGTCGGCATAGTCCTGGGCCGGGCGCCAGAAGCCGTCGATGAACTCTTCAACCGGATAGCACCCGCCGTGGCGGATCCGCTGATCGTCCATCGATGCCTCGCACTGGATTTCGGTGCGATAAACATCCACTACCAGGTCTTCGCAACCCGCATCCAGATAACAAATAAACAACACCAGTGCGTACAT